AGAAGGAGGGGCGATTTATCTGCGAAGATAACTGCGAAGCCCTTGGAAGCCTTCACGACTGCTGGCAAGCGCCAGGTCATAGCTTTGTGGATTGGTGTATGTGGGGCATGAAAACAGAGTGCCTAAAGACTTTAGCCATTATTCTTTCTCAGCCAGGCTGGGGTGGTGACCGTAAGTTCTACGCAGCAGCTACTCAGGTATATCCCAACTTTGCTTGGTCAGGACAAAACACTTTTTGTTTTAGGCTTGGTGGTAACGAATACTCAGTAGGTCGTGACTTCTTTGAACAAGGAAATAAGACCATGCTTGAGAAATACAACAACAAATTACCTTGGCTAACCAATGAGTAAATTTAACCTCCAGCATTTTTACTACTTTTGTAAGCAGCTCAAGATTGAAACTAAAGAGCAAGGCTTACGCAAGATGGATAACCTTCTTGGTAGTCAAACCTATGTGATGAATGAAATTGCAAAGGGATTGGAGGAGGACATCCACTTTTTTGTTATCTTGAAAGGAAGGCAACTTGGAATCACGACTATCTCCCTCGCACTTGACCTCTACTGGCACTTCATGCACCCAGGGCTTCAAGGCACACTCACAACAGATACGGAAGAAAATAGGGATATGTTCCGAACAACCCTTGCCATGTATATGGATGGTTTGCCCAAAGAGTTCAAAATCCCGATCCTTGCTCACAACCGAAATCAGCTTTCCCTCAAAAACCGCAGCCGTATCTTTTATCAAGTCGCTGGGCTTAGAGCGAAAGGAAGTCTGGGTCGTGGTAAGGCTATTACATACCTTCATGGAACGGAAACCTCAAGCTGGGGAGATGAAGAAGGATTAGCTTCCTTGCTAGCGTCTTTAGCGGAAACCAATCCTGATCGTCTGTACACCTTTGAGTCCACAGCTCGTGGCTTTAATATGTTTCACGATATGTACACCACTGCTAAGAAGGCTCGCACACAACGGGCTATCTTTTGTGGCTGGTGGCGTAATGAACTGTATTCCCTAGATCCTGAAGGTCAGACTTACAAAGTCTATTGGGATGGCAAGCTCACAGGTGAAGAAAAAGAATGGGTGCGTGACATCAAAAAGCTCTACGGTGTTGAAATCAATTCCCGTCAGATTGCCTGGTGGCGCTGGAAGATGCTAGAAGGTATTAAGGATGACTCTCTCATGTATCAGGAGTTTCCGCCTACTGAGGACTACGCTTTTGTGATGACTGGCACATCGTTCTTCTCCAATGCAAGATGTACCGATGCCATGAAAAAACTAAAGAAAGTACCCTATGAGTCCTATAGATATTCTTTTGGAGTTAACTTTCAAGATACGGAAGTGCTTAAATCCACTGAGCGTCTTGCCACGCTCAAGGTTTGGGAAGAACCTGTGGACACTGCTTATTATGTTATCGGTGCTGATCCTGCTTATGGATCTAGCGACTGGGCTGATAGATTCTGTATTCAGGTGCTGCGGGTATATGCAGACGGGCTTGAGCAGGTGGCTTCATTTGCCACCTCTGAAATGAACACCTACCAATTTGCCTGGGTGATCGCCCACCTTGCTGGCGCTTACAAAAACTCTACCCTTAACCTTGAGATCAATGGTCCAGGTCAGGCGGTCATCAATGAACTACGCAACCTCAAGCGTCAAGCTGCTGCGATGGGTACAGCTTTGGGTAAAGACCTCATGGATGTGTACGGCAATATGCAGAACTACATCTGGCGCAGGAACGATACGATGGGTGGCTTGTCTAACTCGATTGGCTGGATGACAACGGCAGCTACCAAAGAGAGGATGCTCACCTACATGAAGGATTACTTTGAGCGTGGGATGTTAGACATTTACGATTTGGATACCATTGATGAAATGAAAACCACTATTCGTGATGGCAGCTCAATTGAAGCATCTGGTCGCAACAAAGATGACCGTGTTATCGCTACAGCATTAGCTTGCGCTGCTTATGCCGAACAAGTACAGCCAAGATTGATAAATCAGAAGCTCACTCGTAGAGTTTCCCGTGTACAGGATGATTTCACCCCTGAACAGCTCACTGTAGGTCGAAATGTGTCCGATTACCTTAAAAGGATAGGTGTTTATGGTAATGCCACTGGTAATCCACAGTAGAACTGACCTTAGAAGGATTATTAAGAGATTTCTCAAGGATAAGAACCGAGGAATCTCTATTCCTTTGTTTGCAGAGCTTGCTGGGTTATCTACATCCCATATACGGGATGTTTTTATCAATGAGAGTGAACCATTGACTGAATATGTCCAAAGAAGGGTGTCAAAAGCCTATCAAGAATGGATTAATGGGGAAGTAGCCATTATGCAGAACCGTGACACCTCATTATTTGTTCAATATCGCAAAGAAGCCAAGCCCATACTTCATAAATCCAGTAAATTGACATTGATTAACGGGGAGATTAAGATTAATATGGGTATCAAACCGAAGTATGATTATTCTGATTTAACACTTGACGAGCAATTGAAGGGGATATAACAATGGCTGTAGTAAATGATTTTCACTGTGCTAAACACGGTTATTTTGAATCGAGGACTCCTAAATGTCCCATGAAAGGATGTAATGAAGAAGTTATGGTCGTATTTTTGCAAGCTCCTAACTTGGTCAGCGCCAAAACAAGATTTACGGACAAGTCCACCAAGCAACTCGCAATGGAGTTCGGAATGTCAGACATCAAAACCACCCGTGAAGGCGAGCACCAAGAAGGCTTCCTCGCCAAGAAAAACAAGTTCACCGAAAAAGAATACGCAGATGCCGAAAAGTTCGCAACCCGTAAAAAAGGAGTTGACAAAGACAAGCTCAAGCGTCAAGTCCCAACCCCGCAAGCGGAAGCCCCAAGGGAAGCCCGCCCTGGTGACGCAGCGGTCTGGGGTGGCGGAATGAAAGGCATGAATATGCAATCTATTCTTGCTGGACAATTCTCAAAACCTGTTGGACCGTTACTAGGTAAAGAACCTGAGGCTGCGGGCTTGACACCATCTCAGGCTGGTATAAACTCAGGACCTAGAGTTGATCCATCTTCAACATTACGAGATCCTGAAAACTTACAGATTAAAAAATGAGAATACCTAGCGCACCCGAAGCAAGAGAAGATTTTTATTTAGACATCATTGCTAAGTGCCTGGTATCAAGAGATGCCCGCAAAGGTGATTACACCACTCAGCGGGCATATTATTTATTTGGCGCTGGACCTGAAGAACCACCAGCCTATTTCAACAAGATCAATCCGCACTTAGATCAGCTTACTAGCTTCCTCTATAGCTCGGAAACAACCCGCTTCTCTTTACAATTGGGCGCTTCAGTCCACGATATGGAGCAGCGCAAAACACCACGATTGACTCAAGCACTCAATGACGAGTGGCTTAACTCCAATGCAGACCAAGTATTTTCGACTGCGTTGACTTGGTCATTGGTTTATAACACCACCTTTGTAAAGCTGGTTTATAACAACGGCATTAATCCTTACCTGATCGAGCCTGATTCTATCGGCATATTGCGTGAGGACACCCCTTATACAGACAGGCAAGAAGCCATTGTACAAACTTACTACATGACAAAGTCGGAGCTATATGCCCGTCTGTATTCCCATCCAAAGCGTGATGACATCGTAAAGCGCCTCACGACTGGCACAAGAGTTAATGAATCAGAGATTCCTGAAGCAGTAAATCGTATTGTGATGAGTCAAACCAATCCGACTATCTATGGCAACATCAACCTTGATCTGTATGGAGTAAATCGCTACAAAGCTCAAGTAGCTGAAGATACAGTAGAGATGACTGAGTTGTGGGTGTGGAATGATGACACTTCTGATTATCAAGTGGTAACTAGCGCAGCTCCTGGAATTATTATTTATGACCGACCAGGTGCATCCTTGTTCCTTAAAGGCGAATGTCCATTTGTTCAGATCTGCCCAAACCCATTGCCAACCTATTTTTGGGGCGCATCGGAAGTTCAAAAGCTCATGCAGCTTCAAACTTTGCTCAATGTGCGCTGGGTAGAGATTTTGGATCTATTGTCCAAGCAAGTTAGCCCTCCAATAGCGTTGACAGGCTGGTCTGGCATCTTGGATGAGAAAAACTTTGCATTAAACCGTCCTGGTGGTCTTTTAAGCTCAGATATGCCCAACGCTAAGGCTGAACGCCTTGCACCGCAGATGCCACCTGATCTTTTTGAGGTTATCCACGAAATTAGCGCAATGTTTGAAGAAGTTTCAGGTATTGGCAATGTATTGCAAGGTAAAGGCGAGTCTGGTGTAAGATCGGCTGGTCATGCAAGCCAATTAGCTCGTTTAGGTTCTTCAAGAGCTAAAAAACGGGCTTTGATTGTGGAAGATAGCTTGGAAAAGGTAGCAACACTGTATCTCAAGCTCATGCAAGCCTATGACCCAACACATTACAAAGATACTGAAGGCGTGCCGTTTATTGCAGAGCAGTTTACTAACGATTATGTTGTTAAAGTTGATGCTCACTCTAACAGCCCAATCTTTACTGAAGATACAAAGCAATTGGCGTTCAATTTATTTAAAGCTGGCGCAATTGACAAAGAATCTTTACTTGACATGGTGGAAGCTCCAGGTAAACAATTACTCATAGAGAAATTAAAAAAGCGTGAAAAGCAAGCTGCTGCTCAAGGTGAAGGTCAAGAGAAGCCTCCTGCTGGCGCTCCCAAAGAGAAGCAACATAAAAAGGAAGGCTAATGGCACAATCAATCGCACCTAAGGCTGACCAGCCAAAAGTTTCTACTGAATCTTTAAAAAGAGGTGATAAAGGTCCAGGTTTGGAGTATCGTACTCAAAGCAGTCCGAGTTTTAACCGTAGTCCGAAAGTTCGGAATATGGGCAGGGCAATTAGGGGATAGTTAATAACTAGGAGATTATTGTGCGTAAAGCTCACAAAAAATCACGCAAGTCTAAGCGTTAATAAGTTTTCCTTCACGGGAAGAAAGGGTGTGGCTGCCTCCCCTGTAAAGTAGGTGACCGCTGCTAACTGGAGAATACTCACATGGCACGCAAAGCACGCAAAGGTCGTAAAGCTCGCAAGTAATCTTATGAGGGCTAAAACCCTCTGATTACTTCGGACAGACCGAAAACCCTCCCTGGGGGGAGGGAAGCAAAATATATCCCCCCACTTGACAATTGATAGTTTAAGATTACGATACAGAGAAACTTAATAGGAAAAAGTTATGGGCGTACCTTCAGACCAACTGATGCAAATGATTAAAAGCCAACGGGATGGTGCTACACCTGGTGGAACTCCCCCAGCTCCTGAAGCGCCTGTAGGAATGTCCGAAAATAGCGCTGCTCCAATGGGATCTCCTATGAGTACCCCAGAACCTAAGATGGGTAACCGTGAAGCCTCGATGATTAATCTCTCGATGGCTCAAGACTTGTTAGAACAAGCCTTACCTGCTGTAGGATCTGATTCTGATGAAGGCAGGCAAATTTTAGCTGCGATCAATACACTTAACCGTGTGATTGGTCCTAAGAAATCCAAAACAAATGAATTGCAACCTACTGAAATTATGCAGATGTTGCAAACATTACCTCAAGCTGGTGGAGCAACGGCTGAAGGAAAAGCAATGGCACAAGCTCCGAAAATCCCTGGTATGTCACCTGGCGGTATGCCTCCTCCACCTGCTCCTTCTGGTGCTGGCGGTGGTATGCCACCTCCTCCTGGCGGTGGTTTGCCTGGTGGTATGCCTTCTGCAACTCCACAATAAGGAATTATCATGGAATTATTTAAACCTCGTGGCGCTGCGCTTCCACGCAGACCAACTGACAACAATCAGAAAAACGGTCAAGTTATCAACACTCCACGCTTTGCCGATTTTGGTGGCTTAACTGGTCCTACCAAGGGCGGTTACAAGAATATGATGTCGATGTCCCATCCTGGTGACACAAAGAAAGTTATCTAATAAATAAGGGGATATGAAATGAGTTTAGAAGATCTTTCGTTTGAACAGCGTGATGAGTTGGCAATGTTGGCTAAGCAATTAGCTGATAACCCACAAACACGCAAAGAATTTTTACGCATGACTAAACAGGTCAAGCCTGAAATGTCCATTCCTGAACTTGAGATTGAGGATTACACCAATAAAAAGGTGACCGCTGCTGAAGAACGGGTAATGAGATTAGAGGCTCAATTGCGTGATAGAGATGCAAGAGAAGAACTTGAAAAACGCAGAGCAAAGTTAAATCGCTCTGAAAAAGAAATTGCTGAAATTGAAAAAGTAATGCTTGAAAAAGGCATGACCAATCATGAAACAGCAGCCGAGTACTTCGATTGGATGAATCAAGCAGCAGCTCCAACGCCTAATTCGGCAATGGGGTATAACCCAAGCGCACTGAATAAGTTTGACCTTTCTAAGTATTGGAAAAACCCACAGATGGGCGCAAGGGATGAGGCATCAAAAGCATTGCAAGAGTTGCGTAAAAACACTCGACCAATTGGTATTTAAACAGCAGTAAATGGGGATATTTACTTTTAACGGAGAATTATTATGCCTATAGGTGGCGGAATAGTCCCAGCATCAGGATCAAGCCAATACAATGAGCTTACTTATGTAACTCGTAGAGCGTTTATCCCCAAGCTGGTAGTACAACTTTATAACAGCACACCATTGATGGCTGCGTTGATTGCTAACAGTCAATCTGCTTCAGGCGGTGTATCCCAAGTAACCGTGCCAGTTCAAGGCGCTCAGTTTGTTAACGCACAGTGGTCTGACTACTCTGGTTCATTCAATCAGCCAGCAGTTCAGCAAGGTGCTTTTAATGCTGAGTTCAACTTGAAATTGATGATTGCCCCAGTACCGTTCCTCGGTATGGAAGGTGCAGTTCAGCAAGATTACGCAATCATTCCTCTCATTGAAGCTCGTATGAACGATGCAACCAATGTGATGATGGATGCGATGGCTACAGCACTTTACACAAACTACACCAACACTCAACAGTTCATTGGCTTGCCAGGCGCTATTGATGATGGTACAAATATGCAGACTTACGGTAACATCAACCGTTCTACCTATACATGGTGGCAGTCTAAGGTGTACAACGCTGGTTCTGTAAACCCAACTCGTCAAAATGTACTTCAATACATTTCTGGTACAGTTAAGAAAGGTGCTGAAGTACCTACTTTTGGTGTTTGCGGTTTCGGTACATGGACACTCTTGGCACAAGACTATGTTGGTCAAGAACAGTATGTAATTACCCCAGGACACGGCTTTGATAGCGATTCCAACGGTCCTCAAGCAGCTTTCCGTGCTTTGATGGTTGCTGGTGTTCCAATCTATCCAGACCCATATTGCCCAGAAGGTACTTTGTACTTCATTAACAGCAACTACATGAGCCTCTATATCCACGATCAAGGTTCATTCGTATTTACTGGTTTTGAGTCCACACTTCCTAACTGGCAGATCGGTTATGTTGGCGCAGTTTTGATGATTGCCGAATTGGTAAGCACCAAGCCTAAGTCAATGACCCGTGTGCAGGGTTATAACTCTATTTCACTATAAGGAGCATATAACATGGCACTAGGTAATAATAAAATCCTGATTTCAGGTACTTATGCGAATACACCAGGCGCATTTTGGCAGTTAACTACTTTGTCAGTTCCAACAGGCGGTGTTGTAATCCCTGCTGGTAACTACATCGTGTTCCCAACAGCTAATGTGAGCATTTCTGCTGTATCAGCTTATAACGCAACTTCTAACGCTGCAACATGGTCAACTGTGATTGCTTCAGGCGTTGGCGGTTGGATTACTGCTGACGGTGTGAATGTGGCTGCAAACGCATCTACTGCTGCAACATTGACTTTAGCTACTGTAAACGGTGGCTTGCCAGTCAGTGGTACATTCAACGCAAGCTAAGGAGATCAGTAATGGCTAATCCAGATTCAGTATCACAGTATTACCTTGATAGTTTCGGGAATGGTCGCATTGCTGTAGCTCAAAATGTTTCCTTCAATACAGTAGGCAATGCTACCGTTACTGGTATTACATTGCCTATTCTTGGAGGTGGCTTAACACAATCAGGTTCAACTGCAACATCAGGTGCGGTTATTCTCCGTAGAATTACGGTTTCTAACCCGTCTGGTGATGTATCTTCTGCGTATGTTTCAATTTCAACAGATGCAGCAGGTTCTAATGTGGTTGTAGCGAATGTGGCGTTAACTCAGATCAACGGTGTAAACAAGTTCACTGATTTAACAATTGCAGCTCCTTATGCAGCCTCAGTTCCTGTTTCAGGCAATGTAACCCAAGCCTTATATGTAAATGTGAACACTGCTAGTGGTAACACTAACACTGCCACAATTAGCGTATATGGCGATGTTGTAAAGTTCTAAATATGTCCTCAATCTTCGTAACTAATAATTCTGACAAAAAGTTAAAAGATGGCTACGCTGGAGTCTTTTACACTTTTCCTAAAGGTGAAACTGTAGAGCTTCCTATTGAAGTAGCTCGTCACATTTTTGGTTATGGAGATGAGAACAAAGAGCCGTATTTGGCAAGACTCGGATGGATCATTACATCTAATGACCTTGAAAAAGGTTTAGAAATTCTTTCTCAGTGGGATTTTTCATCTGAAGCTCCAAAAAAGAACCAATCTATATCCCCGTTGGTGGAAAGAGTACCCCTGCCGTCTGAAAGGAAGGCAAGGGGAAAAGTCCTACAGGCGGTAGCATGACTTATGAAAGGTAACCAGTGGCAACACTTAATTCATACCTTACGCAAGTCCAAAGGTTGCTTCATGATGCCAACAATAACTTCTACTCTCCTTCACAGTTAACGGATTACATTAACGAAGCTCGTCAGAGAACAGTTCGTGATACTGGAGCGTTAAGAGAAGTCGTTGTTACACAAACACCATGTATGGTTGCTCCTACAGCGACCATTGGCGGAGTTTCGCCACAATATCCATCAGCCTGGGCAGCAAATACTGCTTACACTGCTGGACAATTCATTTTTAGCAATATCTACATCTATCAAGTAACTCAATCTGGTACTACTAGCGGTACAGCGCCTCCGTATCCACAAGCTACTCAAAACAATTACAACAACTATCCACCAAGCGGTCAGTTCTTAAACGGCACTTGTGGATTAACTTATGTTGGTAATTGCGAGAATATTAGCTATCCAGCCTTGACCTACTTGATGGGAACATCACCTTTAACGCCATCTAACGGCAATACGGTGCTAGATATTGTTAACATCAACCTGTACTGGGGAAACTCCCGTGTACCGATGGATTACTTAGCTTGGAGTGATTTCAATGCACGATTAAGATTTTGGCAAAATTACATTGGCAGACCATTGGCATTTAGTATTTATGGTCAACAACAGATTTACATCGGACCAGTACCAGATCAAGTCTATCAATTAGAGATTGATTGCGTGGTATTGCCTAACCCGTTGAGCCTAAGCTCACCTAGCACTACCGATGTCATTAACGATCCTTATACAAGTCCTGTACAGTTCTACGCAGCTTATTTGGCTAAGTACTATGAGCAATCGTATGGGGAAGCCGAGATTTATAAACAAGAGTACAACAAGCACGCTCAGTCTGTACTCAACACAGTATTTACCCGCAGAGTACCTTCCGTATATAGCTCACCTTACTAATCATGGCATCAGCAGAACAGAAAAAGTCCTATGAAGTCATTAAGCAATTTAAGGGAATAAACACCCAAGCTAATCGCACGGCTATTGAAACCGAGGAGTTTGCATGGCTTGAAAATGCCCAGCCAATTGGTTACGGCAATATGCATATTGTTCCAACAAGTGTTTTAGTTAAAGATTCAGGCGGTAATGCAGTTATCCAAACTTCTGAAATTATTTATTTCAGTTCAGTAAATTTAGGTGTAAACGACTATCTTTTATTCTTTTTGGCTGATGGATCTGCTCAATATTATGAGATTCAGACTCAAGTTAGAGGTCAGGTAGCCCCTGCTGGCACTTTTAGCGGTTCTGAAGGGATGAACTCTAGTCAGTGGTACAACACAGAATGTTTAATTCTTGATCCGAATTACGGTTATTTCACTTGGGATGGCAATAATACAGTTACCGTTGGTTCTGTTGGAGTCATTGCGATTACCAATGCGGGCACTGGTTACAACACAGCTCCTACAGTAGTAATCTCAGGACCAGATCAAACAGGCGGTGTGCAAGCTAATGCGACTGCATCCTTGGTATCTGGTGGTAATACTGTTGGCTCTATTGTCTTAGTGAACGGTGGATCAGGATACACAAACACTGCAAATCTTACTGTTACCCTATCAGGCGGTGGCGGTAACGGTGCTACAGCAATTGCTGGGATCAGCACTTTTGCCCAAGGAACAGTTCAGGTCAATGTAGTCGATGGTGGCGCTGGATATTCTGGTAATACAACTCCAATAACGATTACAGGCGGTGGTGGCACAGGCGCTGCTGGCACAGCAGTCATATCAGGGAATACCATTACTCAAGTCATTATGACTAACCCTGGCACTGGCTATACAAACTCAGCCAATATTGTCGCTACCGTCACTGGTAACGCTACTTTGCAAGCTATAGTAAATACTAATGAAAATGTGGGTATATCGAGCTTCTCAGGGCGTGTTTGGATTGCGTCAGGTCGAACTATTACTTACAGTGCAGCAGGTGATTACAGCGACTTTACAAGCGTTTCAGCGGGATCTTTAGAACTTACCGACTCTACATTGCATGGTGATATTCAACAAATCTTAGCTGCTAACGATTTTTTATACATTTTTGGTGATTCTTCCATCAATGTGTTTTCCAATGTGCAAGTTTCAAGCACAGGACAGACTTTATTTACCAATACCAATGTGAGTGCTTCTGTTGGTACAGCGCAGCCTTATGCGATTATTCCGTACTTCCGTTCAGTGATTTTTATGAATAATTACGGGGTTTATGCGCTTGTTGGCTCTACAACAACCAAGTTATCCAGCCCTTTAGATGGTATTTTCCCTAATATTAACTTTGCAACTGAGGAAATCACCTCAGGACAAGTTTTATTAAATAACATTTTGTGCGCTGCATTCACTATTCGGTATAACGATACTGAATTTACAAATACCACTCGGTATATGCAAATGGTATTTTTTGATAAAAAATGGTTTCTGACCAGTCAAGGTGATAATTTAAAATATATTACTTCTGTACCTGTAGCTGGTGTGGATACGCTTTTTAGCGTTGATAACACTACTTTGTATCAATTGTATTCCGATCCCAATAGCGCAATTACGAGCAGAATACAGACGGCATTATTGCCTATGACTGATCCTATTCGTACTAAGCAAGCTCTGAAGTTTGGTATTGAGGCAACGCTTAATAATGGCGCTGCTTTTGAAGTAACGGTTGATTCAGAATATGGATCAAGCCCTCCTTATTACCTCACAAATACAGTCACTTGGTTTAATACTTCTGGAACAACTATCCCTTGGATAAATTACAGTTCTCAAGTAATATCATGGACATACAATACAGGTTATGCTCTGTTTAAGTCGGATGCACAACAATGGGGTAAGTATATAGGCTTGACCATGACCAGCAATTCCGCTGCTTTCGTGGTCAATACATTTGAATTTGAACAAGAATTGAGAACGAGGTTCTAAAATGAGTTTACCAGTCACCCCTCCGTATGTATTTGGGAATGTCACATCATCCATTCCACTGACTAATCTTGATGCTGACTTTGCCACTATTTACGCAGCCGTAAACGGTATCGGTAACGGCACTGTAGCCCTTGCCAATGTGAGCATTACTGGCGGATCTATTCAAAATGTGTCAGTAACATTAGATACGATCAACAATACCCCAATAGGTAACACAACGCCTTCTACAGGAGCATTTACAAGCCTAACCGAC